GAACACAGAGTGCGGGACGATTACGAGAGAAATCGCATGCTAATCGATCTCACGCAGCAGCCGCCAGATCTCATAGACAAGTTTGATCGCACCATCATTGAAGAAGTCAACCAAGCTGCCAAGAAACAGGTAGGGCTGGCACTGATGCGGTTCTGCAACATCAACGGGTTGGTACGCATTGAAAAGAACGTGAATGACTTCAGCCCAACACTGAGCGCATTATATGAGGGTCAGCTCAAGATGGAGACAGCATGAACGTCTACAAGCTCAAGGAAATCACCGAAACCAGCTACATCCTAGACAAGGACGGAACCAACACTGGTCTAGTGACGGTCACCATGGATGGTTTCAAGTTGATAGGACCGTTTGATCGCAAGCTGTTCGCTGACGCCGACGAGCTCACGGGATATCTTGGTGGTGATCTCAGGATAGAAGCCAGAGAATCCGACGATGACAAGGAAGATGAGATCGGGCAGATCAACGGTTATCCCATCAAGCACAAGGCAGTGTTTGATGTGGAAGAAGGTGACATCGTGACCTATGCCAAGACCAGCAAGGGCAAGGCAAGGTTTGCTGCTGGATATTATGCTTTGGATTTTGAGCATGGTTGGACAGGCAGCTATTGTCCGCGCACACAGACGCTGGAAGAAAACGCATTCATCGGACCGTTCCGCACCAAGCTAGAGATGCAGAATGCCATGGCCCAAAAGAAGAGGGTTTCAAAAGTATGAGCGACGAGATAAACCAGGTGCGCAGCTTCCTCGAGAAGCATCGCGTGGCCAAGATATCTAATAGCCGCGAGATACGGCTCAACATGCATGAAGCTGACATCCTAGCAGCCAGCATATCAGTGATGCTGTCGCGGCAAGCAGAACTAGCAGACAAGGTGATAGATCTCCAATCTCAGATCATGAGCGCAGAGGTCAAGCAAGACGGCGGACGCTTTTAATCACTCTTAAATAATGGGTGAACAAGACAGATTGGCCTCATCAAGATCTCTGGGATCACGGACCATATGGTCCTCTCAAATGGATCCAAGACCACGGCATGGCCAGTGCCATAGTAACCAATCTCCTGGACGAACAGGGTCCAGTGACTGAGCAGGATCTGCTGGCCACTCGCAAGAGCCTGTTCGTGAACCAAGGATGGCGCCTTTCACCAACTGGTACCAAGCTGTTCATGGACTGTTACAATCATTACAAGGCATTGAGTACCGAGAACGAGATCATGACAGGTCGAGTGCTGATAGGCATGGATCGGGCGGTCAGAGGTCCTTGGGCCTATCGAGGCCAAACCATCATAACCTTTGACGCTCAGGTTCACTTTGAGCTGCAGATGGTTGGCGGTAGTGCCAGAGCATTCGTGGAATTCAAGAACGCTTGACAGCCTAGCTAGATGTGCTAGCATGTGTGTATGAAATGGAAACACGCACACAGCCCAGAACTGCCCAGCGATGATCCCTGCTACGAGGTTAATCCCGAGCTGTGGGCAGCATTCCGCGACAGCTTCAACGCACGGTTTGGATTTGGCCCAGCTGAGAAGCCAATCTACACAGAAGCATTCTGCGCACAGTGGATGGATCACGAGGTTCCAGTTGAGCAGTGATCAGGACTGGGGCTACTCAGCCTACCTCTACAGGACCACAATAGATGTTCCGCAATATATTGCTCTCTACGGTGATGTGCTAAGGCGTGTGATTGCACAGCGTGATTACAGCGAGATCACAGCAGATGACATCGCTACAGGCCGCGCAGTCCGTGCTTATTGGGCTGCTAAATTGGACGAGATCCTAGCTGAAACTGCGGACAGATATACCAGAGAATGCTGGGCAATGGCCACAGGAAAACGCCCATTCATGCCTGTTTTCGGGGTCAGCATGACGCTTAGCTACTTGAAAACAAAGACAAAAATAACGGTTGACAGCCTATAGATACATGCTATTGTGTGTGAACAACAGGGAGTATGACTATGCTGTACACCATGGAAATCTACAAAACGGACCGACGCCTCAAAGCTGGCGAGCGCCTCTGCGGCAAGTATGAATACGATCGTCCAGATCTCGATGCCATGCAGCGCGAGGTCCGTGAGCTGGATTCGTTATATCCTGCTGCCCAGGGTTATCGGTTTCAGATCCGCGAGACCATGGTTACTCGCAAGAATCTGCTCACCGGACAAGAGTTCCAAGAGCGATACGACCGCCCATATCACTGCAGTCCTGCTAGCGAAAGCTACTGGAGCGCCTGATTTTTCCTATTGACACATCCTTAAATCGTGCTATTGTAGCACATCAAACAACGGAGCAAGCATATGGCTACAGCTACTAAGAACCGCGTTCTCGAGAACACGGGTATCTCTCCCTCCCGCTTAAAGATGGCGCTCACGCACAGCATCAACCGCAAGCGTCCTGTGTTCGTTTGGGGTCCCCCAGGCATTGGTAAGTCTGATATCGTTGCTGAGGTAGCACGCGAGCAAAATCGCCCGCTGATCGACATCCGCTTGCCTCTGATGGAGCCAACGGACGTTCGTGGTATCCCTTACCTCGCTGAGGTCAAGGTATATGACGCAGAAGGCAACTTGGTGCGCGACGAGCAGAACGTGCCGCTGACCGAGAAAGTGTTCAAGTGGTCTAATCCGTCGGACTTGCCCACTGACCCCAACAGCCGTGCATTGGTGTTCTTTGACGAGATGAGCGCAGCACCGCCCAGCGTGCAGGCAGCTACCTACCAGGTGATCCTCAATCGCAAGATTGGTACCTACGAGCTGCCCAAGGACGTGGTGATCGTTGCTGCGGGTAACCGCGTCAAGGACAAGGGTGTTGCTTATAACATGCCCATGCCGTTGGCCAATCGTTTCTCGCACGTCACGCTTGACGTCAGCATCGACGACTGGAAAGAGTGGGCGCTGCTTAACCGCGTGCACAAGGACGTGGTTGGTTACCTCAGCTTCCAACCCAACGACTTGATGAACTTCCAGCCTAGCACGGACAGCTATGCGTTCGCTACGCCTCGTTCATGGTTCTTTGCGTCGGAGTTGCTGCAGGAGCCTAACAAGGACGGCGACATGGTAGACGTGCGCTTGCCTGACGAGGTCTTGGGCGATCTCATCAAGGGTACCGTTGGCGAAGGTCCTGGCATCAAGTTCATGACCTATCGCAAGCAGGCTGCTAACCTGCCCAACGCCAAGGACATCTTGGAGGGCAAGGTCACCAAGCTGACCAGCAAGCAGATTGACGTGATGTATGCGTTGACCACTGCGCTGTGCTATGAGCTCAACGATGCTGCTAAGAATGCCAAGACCGACAGCAAGGCCAACGATGCCTTCCAGGCCAAAGTTGACGTGTTCTTCCGCTTTATCATGGAGAACTTCGAGGACGAGTTGGCTGTGATGGGCGCCAAGACCATCCTTGGTACCTACAAGCTGCCTATCCAGGCACCCAAGCTCAAGAACTGGGTGGAATTTTGTAAGCGCTATAGCGATCTTATACCCTCAATTTAATCAACTGTATCAATGAGTTAGTGGGAGGCGGGTGCGGATGTGCCCGCCTTCTTTGCTGCTATAGTAGCACGGTACTTGGCCATAGCCTCTGGTGATCGCGTGCGTCCAAGATTGGCCTTCCTGCGCTTCTCGTTAGACTCCGCTGATTGCGGAGCACGCACTTGGCCTTTGTTGGCCTCGCCTATCTTGCGCTTGGTCTCAGTGCTGTGCTGATAACCACCGTTGGCCTGTATGGTAGCTAGCCTCTTGGCTATAGACTCGGCAGTTTGTTCTCTGCGATTAGCTATGCGCATTTTAGCTCTTGTTTCCTCGTTTACAGTCTTACCAGTGTTTGATTTGCTTATCTTGGCCTTCCACTCAGGGGTGCGAGGTATGCCTGTCAATGATTGGCTCAGTTTAGCCCTGGTTTCCGGAGTTACAGGAGGTAACTTGCGTCCCCTATTGGCAGCACCTATCTTCAGTTTGGTCTCTTCGGTCCTCACATGAAGTCCGTGTCTCTTGCGAGTAGCCGCAGCCTTGCGAGCAGACTCTGGGGTTGAGCAGAACCCTGCTTTGGCAAAAGCTTGGTTGATAAAGCAAATATCTTCAACAACATCAAATGCCTGCTGCCATGCCAGTTCAAGATCCAAGATCTCAGCAGCTGTGTGTCTGATCTGGCCTGGTATGATCAAGGTCATGAATAGGTGGGGATTTTCTCGGATCTCTTGCTTCCAGATTGAGCCCCACAGGGCACTGCTAACACTGCCGTGATAGCCCCGCGCAATCTTGGCTATCTTGGTGCTGCCCACGTAAAATGGTGGTAGACGACTGCCCTTGTAAATAGTAAAATACACGCAATACATGCTGTAACTCCCTTAGGTTATAGAGCCGGTGGACCTGGCAGGGTCGCGATCGGCGCAGTATTTACCAATCTTAGCGGTTGACAGATCATATAGACATGCTATTGTAACGGTAACAGATATGTCACAGGAGCTCACACATGTCATTTCAACGAGATCCAATCGCCAAGAAGATTAGCCAAGCACGCTTAGAATTACTGTTCAAGGTACCGTTCTTTGGCACGCTAACCATGCAGCTGCCTTTAGTAGATGCTACTGACGCAGGATGGTGCACCACAGCTGCTGTGGACGGGCGCAACATCTATTACAATCGCGACTTCTTCAAAGATCTAGATGTAGACGAGATCAAATTCGTGCTGTGCCATGAGGTGCTGCACGTCGCGCTGGACCACTTCGGACGCCGCACGCACCGCGATCCCAGCTGGTGGAACATGGCCAATGACTACGTGATCAATGGTATGTTGGTATCAGACAAGATTGGCAAGATGCCTACTAAGAAGGTCACAGACGTTGACGAGAATGGTGAGACCAACCAGCGCGTTGGCTTGTACGACGAGCGATATCTTGGCTGGACTTCTGAGGCTGTGTATGATGACCTCGAGAAGCGCAAGGTCAAGAAACAGATGACCATGGACGTTCACCTTGATCTAGGCAGCGATGACAAAGGCAAGGGCAAAGGTCGCCAAGCTGTGGACAAGGATGGCAATCCAATTAAGGTCGGCGAGGAAGAGCTCAAAAAGATCCGCGAGGAGATGAAGAACAAGGTGCTGCAGGCCGCACAGGCAGCTGCAGGCAAGATGCCCGCTAGCTTACAGCGCCTCGTAGATGACTTGGTAGAGCCCAAGATCAACTGGCGCGATCTGCTTCAGCAGAACATCCAGAGCTGCATCACTGATGACTTTACTTGGATGCGCCCTAACCGCAAGCACATGTATGGTGGCATTTTCCTTCCGACTCTGGACAAGGATGATACCATTGACATCGCCATCGCTATCG